AAAAAGCAAAAAACTTGACTTTTGAAGGTATGATTGATTCTCAGGGTAATACCTGATTATAAATAAGTGTTAAGAAGCACTACCAACTATTCACATTTAGCAATGCCAGAAACCTTTGGCGTAAATATCACATCTTATGGACTCAACTCTTGTTTCAAGCCTTGGTACACAGACGGAAAAGTTGTCTACTGGGGACAGCATTGTTCTACTAAAAACGAAGCTGAAAGAAGAGCTAAAGCCATGGCAAGTGGAGAATGGGAAAGCTCAATTCTCTAATTATCTTTACAAGCTTTTTGATAGAGATAACGCTGTCGTGGGATTAAGAGCAACTTATACAGGTCTTTGGGAACAACTCCAAGAACTTTGCGAAGTAGATCCAGAGTTACCTGAACTTATTAAATTAAATTTTATTCTTAAATACAATGGAACATTCAGAGAGTGAAGGACAAATCGTCTATTCATCAGGACATTACTTTCAAATAGTAGATGGAGTCAGGAGATGGCTCACAATTCCACCTGATGACTATATTTGTACTGATGGAACAAGATTTTCAGAGTATTGCCATCACTCAGATACCACGCAGGAAGAATGGTTCTCTACGAAGAGAATGAAAATTCTTGGCGTGTAAAGATAAAGACCAAGACAGAAAAAATAAATTTACCTTTATCTAGCAAGTCTCTTGAAGATGCAGTCCTTGAGGCTGAATATCTTTATGCAGATGCTAGAGCAATTAGTCAGGGCAAACCAAAATGTGTCGATTGCTTACATTGGTTGGTGGTAAAAGCTGATTGCGGATTGGGCCTCCCTGAAGGGAAAGGTAGTGGTGGCGTTTTTGCTAAGGATTGTGCTTGTTTCTGGGCAAGGAATTAACAACATCTTCTAACTCATAGATATATTCTTCTGCTTCATCCAGCATTTTTTTTGCTTTGTAATTATCAAAAGCTAATTTACTAATAAATTCTGCAATGAATTCTGGCCCTGCTTCTTGAATTGCTAAACGAAGTGTTATTTCAATAGCTAATTCATCTTCTAGATCTAACTCTGTTTCTCTCCATGATCTCTTACATGTCATTGATAATAAGATCGATAAGATCTGCTTTTCTATAAACCATAGGCTTTTTCCCAGCCATTTGCCGCAGATACCAATTAGGGAAATATCTCAAGTGAGTCTTGAAACCGTCTAATTCTTTAGGTGATCTGTAAACAAAAGGTTTTCCTATCCAATCAAGTAAATTCATAATGGCATGAGAATCGAGAAACCCTTTAGCTGGGGATCAGGACTAAAGGGGATTCTCTGTCTAGTGCGGAGCGTATTCCATCCCACTCCAAACTTAAAATAACTTAAAAAAAATGCCCTAGCAAACTAGGATGTTTTTATATCTTTTATTGATTAACAACTATGGCTTCACCGAAATTCAAGATAGAAGATCAAGTAGTAAAAAAACACTTAGCAAGTATTTCCTTATCTATAGGATCTACCTCTGGAACGATTATAGAAGTCTTGGAAAAACGCAATAAACGAGGTACACCTTGTTTTTATTACGGTGTTAAATGGCCTGACGGCAGAAGGTCAGAACACGCTCAACACATATTAGTTTCAGCCCCATAATGGTTAATAAAATTCAAGCAGACTGTCCTGAATGTGGGAACACTAGGACTAGAGTTGTATGCACTAAAAGATCCGAAAACAAAATCACTATTAGACGTAGATGGTGTCCTACATGTGAACATCGATGGTATTCAATTCAATATCCAGAAGTACCTGTTTTAGATCAAGAAATAAAATGGATAAAAGGCGATGCTGCTAAATTTTGTCCTACGACTTAAGTCTAAAAAATCTTTGTAAAAAGCTAGGGGCTTCCATCTCTCTAGCTACAAGCCTTCCTTGCAACTTTGCTATTTGTTCTAAACAAGTGGCAATAAAATAACTTTGATGTAGATTCTGACGCTGTAAAGCTATTGCATACTTACGCAACTCGTCTATGTCGTGGTTTTCTTTTATCGCAAGCACTCTTTTTTCAATCATCAACTCCTCCTCTAATGTTGGTTTTGAAGCCAAAGCCTCAAGGAACGTAAGATCTACTGGTTTCATGCTTTTCTTTTATCTTTAGCAATTTTTCCTGACGCAAGTAAGCCCTAAGCTGTTGCCTTCGTAATTCTTTGCAATGAGCGCATTGACATTCAGGTTTCATCATTTTCTAACTCATCAGCTTTATCAATTAATCCAGCGTATGAATTATGAAGTTCATGACTTGGTCTATGACGACCATCTAAAACGTAAAGCCGATCTAAACGCATTGCGGCGACAACATCATTGCCCATTACCGTCTTAATAGCCCTATGAATCATTATTGAAGCTTAAGAGTCCTGTTAGGCCACAGTCTAGCCTCTATGAAATCAACATCTGATTCATTAAGACTGTTGTTAGTTTGTTCGGTGGCTGACTCTAAAACCCAGAGGGTAAAGCGTTTCCCTCGCTCGCTGCTGAAGAAAAGTTTTTTCATTTGAAATATTCATGGAAACAGTTAAAATATTTTTGTACTTTCACAATGCAAGGTACTTATTCACGTCGAGGTGGGACTTGATGTAGCAGAGAAGCCCTTAGCTCTTAGAGGACGCTAGGGGTTTTTCACTGTCCACGCCAATTACGAGGTCTATTTGAATCAAGCCTAACTAATTCCTTGTCTATGGCGTTGAGGCGATGAAAGATTTCACGGATGTCTCCTTGGCGTTTATTAGAACGATTGCCAAGAACCATCAGTAAGGCTGACACCATAGCACCAATTAACGCAGCAGCAATCTCAGACATTTACATTAGGCCATGTTCCTTGCTGAATCTTAATCCATTGTTTTTGTGCTTCTACTAGATCAGGCTTCGATGTATCTGGATCGTTAAGGACACTCCATATTTCAATTCTGTTGTTTATAGATTCAATTGTTATTCCATGAGCTTCGGCTATTACTTCCTTTTGCGTCTGAGAAAGGAATTTCATTACTTTTTATCCATTTATGTCTAATGTAGTTATGTTTTTAACTTTTTACGCATGGCAGAAACAAAAGCAGACGAACCAAAAAAGAAAAATCCTCTGCAAAAACTAAAGGAGGGCTTAGAAGATAAAGAAGAACAACTGCAAGTCTTGTCTACATTTGTGCGTTTGGGAGTCGTTGTCTGGAGTGGTTTTATCTTGACTTTAAATTACGTTACGATCCCAGGATTAGGTGAGCAAGAACGCATAGATCCGACTTTTATTGCATCTGTTTTCACTGGTGCGCTCGCAAGTTTTGGGCTGGAGACAGCAAAAAAGAGAGGTGATGGAACTTATAAAGCTGACGAAGAAAAGAAAAAAGCAGAAGGAAATATGGGTGGTGTGCCTTATCAGATAGTTAGAATTGAAACTCCTATAAAACTAATCCCAGTAGGACCGAGAGTTGATCCGATAACAAATAAAACTATTGATCCTGAAAGTGGAAGGTTGACATGATGAATGAAGATCTTTCGATTGATGCAAGGCAAGAAACTCGTATTGTCTGCCAAGAGATGAAAATTAAACGAGCAGAAGAAAAGATAAACGATTTAGAAGATAGGGTCAGACTTTTAGAGAAACGAGTATTTCAAGCAGCAGCAGTTGTTAGTGCAGCTTTAGCCTTATTAGGCTTACTTGCTCAAATCAGCAAGGCTTACTTATGAAGGCTGCAATAGAAACCGTTAAAAACATTATTTCTCCAGAGCAAAATTGGAGTAAGTTTTTAATGAAGATCGTTGGCCTATCTGCTATTTCAGCAATAGGTCTAATTGGGTTTAAGGCTTATAACGAATCAAAAATCGTTGATGATGGAGGAGATAAAGAAATCAGTGTTCTATTTGAAGAAGATCCAAGCAAGAAACTAAAAGTAGAAGCTCTTTTAAATGGCATCCTCACCAAGAACAGAGATATAAGTTCTGTCTGGTTGTATGACTGGCCTGACGCTAGAAACATTGTTCCTATAGCTAACTTCCCTAGGACTTCAGTCGATCCAGTCCCTACTGGTTATTGGATGCCAGGAGATGAACAGGTGATAGGGCATTTCGTTTTAGCTCAATGCACCAAGCTTGATAGAGCATTTATCAACGTTGCTTGTCCTATAACAGGTAAGGAAGATGCTTGGGGAGTTCTGGTTGTGACCTATGACAAAGGTCCAGTCGATAAGATAGCTAATGTAACAGCAAAGAAAATCAGTGAGACTCTGTACTTGCTGCCTGACTAATCATGAAACGCTTTCTTCCCCTCCTGCTTTTATTAGCATTTCCAGCGGCACAAGCTGATATAGCAATCAAACACACAGCCTCAACAAGCCTAAAGGTGGATGGTGCGGCAGTCCAAGCAATACGAGTTCCAAGCACCTATGCAGTGTCGGGCTCGAATATGAAAGTTACCACTGGAGAACACTTTGGAAAACTAACAGCAGGTTCCTCTTCAGCAGCAGCAACACTTGATGTTGGTGTTTATGAAGTTAATACCGCAGGGAGTGCATTTTCATTCTCAGAAAGCTGGATTCAAGGTGACGCTATTCCTGCTATAGGTTCAGGTGTGGATGTTTCAGCAGGTGTTGTTGCTGACATGCCTGCTTTTGGTAATACCGTAGTGACATCAGGCGGAGTCGCTGGAAACCTTGCTGGGACTGTAACTTCTGCTGGAATTGCAACAACCGTTGCTGGAGGGGCGGGTACAACTGGGACGGCTCAATATTCATCAGAAATTACCATTAAATGATACTTAATGAGCAAAATATATAAGTTATTACTGCTCATATCCTTTGCAGGGACTAGCGTTTCTGCTGTTCCCGTCGTCCCCACATTCTCAACTGGTACTCTAAACAGCAGACAGGAAACTAAAACTGTCGTAACCGAATCTATAACATCAGTTGATTATCGATCAGGGTATGAATATGTTGTTTCTGGGCATAACATCGAGCCACTAAATACAAACGCTATTTCTCCTAAAGCTGTATTAAATGCACCTCAAACAGTTGATAACATCACCTTCACATGGACATCAGTAGATGTAACACCAGCAAACAAGCCCGACTGGGGAATAAAAACTGCTGGCAACGCTTTCTCGTTCACAGAAACCCTATCAAACCCAGGTCTTTCAAACGTAACAACAATAAACCGAACCACAACAACAGACTCTATCGTGGAATCGGTATCTGTCTTTACTCAATAACATTTAGTCAACCAGTATTTGCGAACTCAACAACAATAGCCTCTCCATCTGCAACATCGCAAGGTTCCGTGATTAACCAAGGAATACAGGTTCAATCTGGTAGCTTTATGTATCAAGAATTAGGCGATGGAATCCGTTGCAGTGGAACGACTTTAACCATTAATCCATTCGTTTCTAAAGTGAATACTTGGAAAGATCCGTTTGAACCTCACTATATGGAAAATGTATATGATGATAGTACAGATGATGATGGTAATTTAATTAACCCTGGTGGAGTTTTATATACAAAACCAATTAGAACTGGACAAGCACGTAATAACTTAAGTTTTAACTATGGCATAACTGCAACCGTGGCAGTACCACTAGATCGCCGCATGACTAATAGATGCGTTGCCGCCATGAATAGCCGTGTTAAGTATTTAGAACAAGCCTATAAAGCTAAGAAGTTAGATTATGCTTTGGGGCGGTTAAAAGTATGTGCAGAGCAGTTAAAGCTAGGTGTCGTTTATGCAAAAGATAGTCCTAGCTACGTTGTCTGTGAAGATGTAAGGCTTGTAAATCCTCCTAATACATTGCCAGATCACACTCATAGTATTGAGGTTACTGAGGTTACTTCCGAGAATCCCTCTGCTCCTTTCTCCTATCAGCGAGGGATTTTACAGGAGGATTCTTCCCCCGAATAGCTAATAGCTTTTTAGTAATCTTCTTAGAAAATGATTTGATTTGACCTTTGACTTGCTTTTGAAAAAACTTAGCAATAGGTTGACCTATAACAGTAACTCCAATAACTGATGTAACCGCAATAACAGATGTATTAACTAGAACCGTAGGTTGTGGAGCGTAATTACCTGCAATTTCTATCGGACTTAGACCCTCCCATACCGTTTCACATTTACCTGTAAGTTCATCTCTTTTCCAGCCTTTGACTAACGCCAAACCTCCCTTACCTAAGCTCCCGATGGGGCTGCGTTGCATTGTGTCAAAAGATGGGCAAGGCAATATATCTGCAATAAACTCTCCATCAATAGTTGGAGTATTTATTCCTTGCTGACCTATATCGGTATCTCCCTCCTCGTTATTTTTGCTATCCTCTTTTTCCACTTCCTTTCTCTTATTCCCTTTTGAATTAATTTTCGGAAGAGGTGGAACTATTTCTGGCTCATCTTCTTTTACAGGTCCAACAGCAGATAGCCCGTCCCAGTCAACAGTCATACTTTCAAGTGTTGGGACATTCCCGTCGCATACATAAAAATTCCCAGCAGGATCTGAAGTTACTAGATTCTTATTTTTTAACGTCCTAGCTCTTACACAGCCAGGCATTTGAATAACAGGGAAACCTATATTGCTAGGTATTAATGGTTCAGGTGTAGTAATTAAAGTTGTATCTATTGAGGCTTCAGGTATTTCTTGAATCGAAATATCTTCTATTTCCATTTAGCAATCTACGAAATCGGAACCTATCTCTTTTCCTAATTGGCCCGCCTTCTTAACTGCAAGTGCGCTGGCAATCCAGCCAATTACAGGTATCCCAGATAAAGTGCTTGCTGCTGGAGTGGCAGTAACTAACGAAGTTCCAACTATCTCCCCTTGAGATTCCGCTGATCCTTTATTTTTGATGCACTGCAAATATTCGGCTGTTAAACGTGCATTATCTAAAGGTTTATGAGCGATATATTCTTTGCGATGGTAATCAGTTTTACCATGCCATTTTGTTTTTTCTGTACTAAATAATGTTGTCTTAGGAGAATGCATATTTAACGTCATCATTACATCTAGTTTCTCCCCATCTTTTGTATATCGCAATTGTGACGCGCTGTTATTGGTTGTGGCTAGGCGACTTAAATCAGGTATTCCATTATTAGCCTTAGATAACAAGGACATAGAAAAAAACGATTGCCCTATCAAGCCAAGACCTAACAGGGCGTTTAAATATGGGAACTCAGAACGGTAAGACATTACCAGTTGACGATGGAACGCTTATCTTTGGCATTGCTCCTTTAACAAGAGAAGGTAGCTGCTTTTGCACTTCGCTCATTATTGATTCGGTAATTTTGCCACGATTAAGGAAGGCAAACGTACCACCACCTACTGCCACTACAAGAGCAGCAGTATTGATATAGGTAAGGATTTTCATCATGCAGGGCAAGCCTCACCACCATCAAGCTCATCTAAATTTGCTTGAACCAGTTCTGCGGCTTTGGTTTCTAGAATTTGCTGATTTTCTTTCCACTCACTAGCTCTACGCTCTTGATCTGCCTTTAATTGCTTAATTTCATTAGCAAGGGTTACACGATCAGCCATAAAAATAATACATTGCCCTCAAATTATAAACCTACTGTCTATCCCTGACTTGTTCGGCCAGCACTAAGCATGAGCATAATAAATAATTGTTGAATTATCTTCATTAAATTCGGTGTTATTCATTACAGGTTGGAAACTTGTACTTGTTGTTGTTACATAGTTATTTCCTGAATCTTGTGCCCCATTTGAATCCATCCATATTCGTTTCTGTGATGACGTTCCAAGTCCTCTAACTGTATCAAGAACTGCCCATCCATTTCCTCCTGAACTTGCATTTTTAAACAGTATAAATCTTGGAGTAAATCCTAAACTAATAACTGGTCCTGTACTTGAACCATTTCCTGTATAGCTACCAACCTTACTGATGCCATTGACTGAGCTAAACAACATAGCCAAATAAGTGTCACCATCAGTATTTACACCATTATCAGTATTGATTCTGAAATGAGTAGAGGTAGGAGCAGTTTGATTCCATAAAGTATCTCCATCTGAATCTTCCGCCGCATTTGTATTCAAACGCAAAGAATAGTTTTGAGGTGAATTTCCTCCGTTTAAGCCCTTGTGATATACATACCAATTTTTAGAACTATTTCTCTTTTTAAGCCACATCATTTCTGGAGCTTGATTCATGGAATGGCTTATATATCTATCAGCACCACTGCCTTTGTAGGTAATACAATCCATCCCAGCGTGGCGTTTCCAACCCCAAGCGGTATCACTTGTACTAGCACCTGTAGCAAAACCGTTCATAAAGTCTAATCTTTTGCTAGCACCGCCAGCACCTTCAGCACCATCACTGTCTAACGCTAAATATTCAGTACCTGTAAGTCTGCTGTAAGTCCACCAAGAAGAAGATGAAGCGGCTGGTCTTGCTGTTATGAAATCAGTTGCAAATCCAGTTTTAAATGTAGGATCTCCAGACGTTCCAGCAATAACATTAAATACCTTAGTCGCATCCTCTACAGGTTTACCTACGGATCCATCTGGACGACGTATACAGATATAGACGTACTTACTACCATCACCATTCAAAGAAGTACCTGTATTCTTTAACGTAAATCCAGTTGAAGTAAATTCAATCCAGTCGTAAGTTGTATATTCTGCAGCAGAGTCAGCCGCATCTAAATATGGGTCATCCCCTCCAGTTACAGCCCCTCTCATATTGTCAACCATCATCCATTTGCCAG